CCGGGCTATGTCCCTGTTCGAGCTGGCCAACGTCTTCTACGGGGATGCAGCCTTCATCAAGCTGGCTGGGGGGCGCGTCCAAGCCATCCCCGGAGTTCGCATCGCCAAGCCCGACAGCTACGCAGAGCGCGGCGCCAACCGGGCGCGCTGGGCCAAGGTCACAGACCGCGGCCTCATCATCGATGAAGCAACCGGCGCCATGCGCGAAGCATGTATCTGCCGGTGGTCCGCTACCGGCAACAGCCTTGAGTTCGACCACTTCGAGCCCGCCAAGAACCTGATTTACAACGGGTACTTCACGGACTTTGACCAGACCCGCGGCGCTTCCCCCATGGCGTCTTGCATCAATCGCTTCAAAGACCTCATGGAGGCCCTGGAGTACACCAACCTCAAGATCAAGCTGCACGCCCTATTGGGGCTGGCCTTCGGGTCCGACCTTCCAACGGGGCCGCTTGAACCATCCCTCGACGGCAGCGAAACGACCACGACCGCGCGGCCCAAGTACAAGGTCGAGCTTTCGCAGGGCCTGATGGTGATGAACCTCAACCCCGGCGACAAAGTGGACACCATCGAGAGCAAGACCCCGAATAGCGAGTTCGTGGACTACTCGGCACTGTCCATGCGCATCGCCCTTCTGGCATTCGACATCCCCTACACCTTTCTGGACTCAAGCGCAGCCAGCTTCTCGGCGCGGATTGCCGACGCCAACCAGTACGAGTTCCTGGCCGCTGAGAAGCGCCAGAAGAACGCCGAAGTTCTCTGGGACTGGTCCGCCTGGCGCCTTCCCGACCTTGCCGAGGGACCGGCTCTGTCCGCCGCCCTCCGGCAGGCCGGGCTGACGGTAGACGACGTGATTGCCGCTACCGAATGGGTAGGCGTAGAAACCCCGTGGGTTGACAAGCTCAAGCAGCTACAGGGCGACCAGCTCGCCATTGCCATCGGGGCAGATTCAATCCCGCGCGTCTGCCGCCGTCGCAATCTGGACTGGCGGACCATTGCCGACGAGAATGGCGAGGCCATCCGCTACGCCTCTTCCAAGGGTTTCCCCGTGATGATCGGTCAGCCCGGCCAGGCCCGGGCGGAACAGGACGACGCGCCCAATGGCAAAGCCTGACAGAGCCGGCGTTGCCGACCCCCTTGGCGGGAGGCAATGGTTCGACGCCCGAATCTACGCGCGCCCGAGCGGCGTAGACCGCGACCTGGGCGCAATCCTCGGCTGTTCTCTTGCCACGGTAGGGCCTGCGCTGGGCCACGGCGTACACCTCGACTCGGAGTTTGTGGCGCGCGTGGCCGAACTGGGCAACGCCGAACGGGGCGGCCTCAAGGCGCGCTTCGGGCACCCAAATATGTGTTCCACGGCATTGGGGACATTCCTTGGCCGGTGGAAGTCATTTGCCGTTGTCGGGGACCGCGTGGTTGCCGACCTGTACCTGAGCAACAGCGCGCGGAAGACCCCAAACGGCGACCTCTACGATTACGTCCTGAGCATGGCCGAACGCGAGCCCGACATGTTCGGCGTCTCCATCGTCTTCACGCCCGGCGCCACCTACCGCCGCGCCGTGGATGGGTCCAAAGTTCTGCATCCCTACTGCGTCGATAGCGACGGCATGACCGACGATGAGTTCCGCGACTACCGCCGCCGGTACGACGACACCCCCGGTCCCGATTACGTCGAGTGCGCAGAACTGCATTCGGCCGACGCCGTGGACGAACCCGCCGCCAACCCCAACGGCCTGTTCAGCCGCTGGACCAACGAAACGCTTGCCGGGCAGGTGACCCAGTTCTTGGACACGCACCCGGAAGTGCTGGACATCCTCACAGCTCACCCGGACGTGGTGGCGGATTTCCAGGCCAGGTACGAGGCGCATGTGCGCCGCAAAGAGGGAGCTACACCGATGGCAGAGAAGCCCGCTGCCGCCGCTCCGGCGGCGCCGCCCGTCGCCGAACCTCAACCCGTCGCTGAGCCGGCGCCCGCTCAGGCGCCCGAGGCCGAAGCTCTCGCCGCAGAGCCGGTTGCCGAAGCCGTGCCCGAGGGGCCGGCCGCAGAGCCGGTTGCCGCCGGTCCTGACACACTGACCCTCGCGGCGGAACCGCCCGCAGCGGAACCGCCTGCCGTCCCCCTCGAGACTCTGCGCGGGCTGGTTGAGCGCTACGGCGCCGACATCGCCTGTCGCGCCGTGCTCGCGGGTGGCGGCGAGGTCGATGCGGCACGCCTGGCGGTTGCCGAGGCGCGCCGCGAACTGGACGAGCTGAAGGCCCAGAAGGGCAACGGTCAGCCCGCCGCATTCGTGCCGCATGAAGAGACCGCCAACAGCAAAAACTTCGTCTCGCTCTTCGAGCCGAAGCGCCGGTAGCCCCGGCAGGAAAGGACAGTGCTTCCCATGCCCACCTATGCCGACAACAGCCTGAACGGCCTGCTGCAGCTCAACGACCGCAACCTGGCCGACATGGGCGTGAGTGACCTGTTGCAGGACACCCCGCTGCTGCAGGTGCTCTTCGCCAAGCCCGCGAGCGAGGGCGGCGTCTCCCACAAGTACGTGAAGGAGACGACCGCCGCGCAGGCACAGTTCCGCGCCGTCAATACCGGCGTGGTCAACACCGCCGGGAACACCGAGCTGGTGACGGTCACCTGCAAGTACCTCGACGGTCACTTCTACGTGGACGTCGCCATTGCCAACGGCTTCAAGTCCGGCCGTGCCGCCTTCATGGCCATGCAGACCAAGAAGGCAATGCGCGCCCTCATGGTGGGCTTGGAGAAGCAGATTCTCCAGAGCACGGGCGCCGCCGATGCCAACGGGTTCTCTGGTCTGCCAGACTACGCCTCTGCGGACAGCATCGCAGACGCGATGGTGGTCAACGCGGGAGGGTCCGGCGGGCGTTCCGTCTGGGCGCTTCGCATCGGCAACGACGACGTGGCCGTGGTCGCCGGGAACGAGGGAAACCTCAACTTCGGGTACGACGCAGACTCAACGCCGCAGCTTGTCGTGACCGACACCACGACCGGCGCCGGGTACATGGCGTACCAGGTGGACCTCGGCGGCTGGTTCGCCCTCCAGTGCGGTTCCATCTACTCGGTTGGCCGCATCTGCAATCTGGACAGCACCACCGGCCACACCCTCACGGACGACTTGCTGGCGACGGCCATCAGCAAGTTCCCGGCCGGGCGCGGTCCCACGCACTTCGTCATGGACCGCGTGCTGCTGGCGGAGCTGCGCGACAGCCGCACGGCCACGAACGCGACCGGCGCCCCGGCGCCCTTCCCGGCCGAGGCGTTCAACATCCCCATCGTCGTCACTGACCAGGCCAGTTCCGCCGAGTCGGCGCTGACCACGACGACGACCACGACGACGACCACGACCACGACGACGACCACTGGCCAGTGAGTATAAGGCTTTCGCGCATGCCCAAGACGCTGACAACCGAGTTGCTCGCCGCAGACTTTGCCGACATCGCGACGGACTTCCCCTGCACGGTGACTTTCACCGAGCCCGGCAGCGGCGTCTCAGAGACGCTCGCGGGGACATACGGGCAGGCCGAGTTAAGTCCGGCGCACGGCGCGGCTGGTCTGCTGGAAGCCTATCGGCTCAGCGTCTGGGTGCCGGCGCGAGGCTGGACCACGAAGCCAAAACCGACGCGTCTGGTAACGGTGAACGTGACCAACCCCCAAAGCGGCGCGGTTACGTCCACCGTTTACCAGACGCTCCTAGTCTCCGACGATGGTGAGGTCATGGAACTCATGCTGGGAGACCAACATGCCTGACATCGCCATCCAATGGGACCGCGCGAGCCTGGCCCGGATTGACTCCGTGATCCGCCAGGAAATCGCGTTGATGAACAAGGAACCGGCCGAAGCCGTAAAGCATGCCTACATCGTCTTCGGCCAATCCGGGCGGGCAGCGGCCAAGCCCGGCAAGCGCCTACGGTTCATCTTCCCCAACCCGAACCGTCGAAACCCGAACCGTCGCAGCGCCCGGGGCAGGCCCGAAAAGCCCTGGCTGTTGCAGTTCCTGTACCAGAACAAGCCCCCGCGGCTTTCCCCCGCGGCCAGCCGCAGCGACCCGCGCCGGGTGATTGCACGGCGCGGCTCTGCCCATGCATCGTGGGGCTGGATGATGCACGCCGTCTCATCCACGGCGCCGAACGAGCCCAACCGTCTTGGCGTGCCCAAGCGCGCCATCGTTCAAGTCCAGAACCAGGCCCGCAGCGGGCGCACTGACCCCTACATCGCGTTCGCGAACCGGCTGGTGTACCTGCTGAAGGCATACCCTGGCATCGGTGAACGGGCCATGAACAAGGCCGCCAACCGCATGCAGCACATGCTGAACGGTCGCCTGCGCGCTGAAATGGTGAGGCTGTTTCACTCGTGAGCATGGCCATTGAAACAGAACTCGGCAGCGCCATCGGGGCGGCGGCTCTCACCGCTTACCCTACGGCGTCCGTGCGCGTGTTCACCTGCGACGACGAAGCGGCCGCGGTGGATGAAGAGGCGGCCTATCCGTTCGTCGGCGTCCTGCCGTCCCCGGCGGTTGCCGTCGAAACCGGCGACGTGCTCTTTACCTGCCGCGTGCGCGTGCTGGTGGGGACGCACTACGTCACCGACCGCAAGGCCACCGACCTCGCCGCGCTCTGGCAGGCCGTGCGCGATGCGCTGGCGGATGAAACGACTCTGGATGAGGCCATTGCGGCAAACATCCGCCTCCTGGGGCTCTACCCGACCGATAGCGACGAACCATACCGATCCCTGCGTCCCGGCGACGTGCCCGGGTTCCCCAACCTGCAGGGCTACGAACTGGACCTGACCGCGGCCATCGCGGCAACGGATTCCGTGACGACGACGACCACCACGACGACCACCACAGCACCCTGAAAGGGAGTAGCCTGCAATGTCGAAAACCGCGTTTGGCAAGATTTCCGGGGTTCCATGGAGCACCACCGCAGAAAGCGCTTGGGACATCATCGTTGAGAACTGGCGCATGGAAGACCAGGGCAACGTCCAAACGCTGAGCGATGAAAGTGGGGACATTCAGCTCCACGTTCGCGACGAAGAGTACAAGGAGTACACCTTTGAAGCGACCGTCAAGGGCGCCAACCACTGGGGCGAAAACGACATGCGCGGAGCGGTTATCACCACGATGTCCGACACCACGATCAATGTCCCGCTCATCGTGACCGCCAACGGCAAGAGCGTGCAGCGCCGCGAGTTCCAGAAGTGCACGATGACGGCGCGGTTCTACGGCACCGACTTCACCACCGGCACGCTGCCCTCGACGTTCACGGGCGCGTAAGCGGCGCCGGCCACAGGATGGAAGGGAGCACCAAGACTCATGGACCAAACCCTCATCGACAAAGCCGCGGCGGAAGCCGACCGGACGGCGCCCGGGGTGACGGTGACAGACCTCGTGCCGTCCGGCGCGGCGCGGGTAGGCGGGTTGAAGGCGACGCCCATCAATGCCGCCTCGCTGCGCTTCCTGCAAGCCATCGCGCGGGCGCTGGCCGAAGACGTGGAGGGCGAGGACGCCTATCTGTTCTCGCTCTACTGCCGCGTGCGCGGGGTTGACCGGGCCGGGCGCTCCGAACTGTGGCGCCTGGCCCGCCGTCCGCTGGACCTTTGGGCCGCCTACCAGGAATGGCTCTTCGGTCTGAGCGCCGATGACCTGAACGCCATGCTTGCCGACCACCGGCAGGACTGGGGCGAGGTTGCCGACGCGCAGGAAGTCGCCGACTCTTCCAGCGGCAGCGGTGGGGGGCCGGAGGGAAACGCGACTGGCTCGCAGCGCTCCTAGAGTTCTGCGAGTCGGTCCTTGGCCTGCAACGTGAGGTGGCACTGTGGGACGAACCGCTGGCAACTCTAATTCGTCTGCAGGCGGCCTACATGGAACGCCACGGCCAAAGCGTCGAATGGGACCCCGGGCGCACGGAACGGCTGTTAGCCGCGCTGGAACGCCTGACGCAGACCGGGCAGGACAACGGCAATGGCGGTAACCCTACAGGGTAGAATAGCGCTGGATTGGTCTTCGGTGGACCGCGGCATGCGCGCGGTACAGACGAGGCTGAAGACCTTTGCGGCCGTCACGGGCGGCGGGCTCTACAGTGCCGCCGCCAGCCTGGCGCGCTTCGGCGCGCTTTGGGGCACGGTCGGCGCCGGAATCGCCGCCTGGGGACTCAAGAAGGCAGGCGACTTCGAGCTGCTGAAAATGCGGCTTGAAACCGCTATGGGCGACGCCGCACGGGCGCGACAGGCCTGGGAAGAGACGGTCGAACTCGCCATCAAGTCACCGCTGGAATTGGAACCGCTTGTACGCGCCCGCGTCATGCTGGCCAACTTCGGCCTCACCGGCAAGGAAGCGCTCGCGTCGGTCGCCAACGCCGCCGTCATGACCCAGCGACAGGTGGAAGACGTTACCAGTGCCATCGGGTCGCTTGAAACCGAGCCCCTGCGGCGCATGGGCATTACCTCACGATCGCGTTCCGTGCGCACGCCGACCGGCGAAGAGACCCGCTTCAAGTTCGGGTTCCGCGACCGGGAGAAGGTCTATCGCGAAATCAAGGTGGTAGGCATTGAGGAAGCCCGCAAGGCCGTGCTGAGTATCTTCGATGTGAAGTACAGCGGCGGCCTGGACCGCATGGCCCGCACCTGGGTTGGCGTTTGGTCCACCTTCCGCGATGCTGGAAAGCAGGCGTTCGCGCAGGTCTCGGATGCATTGCGCGTGCAGCTAATTCCGCACCTCTGGAAGCTCAACGAATGGCTGCTGAAGGGCGTTGAGACGGGAACCTTCATGCGATGGGGACAATGGTTCTACGGCTGGGTGGGTAACGTCCTGCGGTCCATCACCGCATTGGCGCAAGCGTGGTCCGGCCTGTCGCAGGCGACCCACAGAGAGCTGCAGAACGTGCTGTTGACCTGCGCCGCGTTCGGCGTTGCGTGGTACACGGGGTTCGTACAGACCATCATCAAATCGCTGGGCTACCTCGTCGTGACGCAGCGCTGGGCGTTCACGAGTATGACGCTGGTCATGGCGGCGTTTGCCGGCGGACTGGTCGGATACAAGATCGGTGAGGCCCTGGAACGCGCCTTTGAGCTTTCCACGCCGGTCGCCAAGTTCATGGCCACAATCAAGGCCGTGCATGACTCGCTGGCGGACTGGTTCGGCGCCATACTTGCCCTTGGCCAGGCATGGGTAGCTGGCATGAAGGCCGTGCTTTCGCTCGATGGTGCCGGAATTGCCGACGCGCGAGCACGCTTGGCGTCGGTAGCCAGTGCATTCGGTGCCATCTTCGACCCGCGAACGTGGAAGGCCCGCCGCAAGGCCCTGGCCGAAACCTTCGCCGATATCGACGCCGTGAGTCCAAAGGCACCCGAAGCGCCGGACGGCGGCCCATGGCAGACGTTCTTTGCGGAGCTGAAGCGCGAGTTCGCCACGCTGCAGGGCTGGCTTGACGACTTCGGCGGGCTGGTGCCGGATTCCATCAAGCGCCTACTGGAAGACTTCAAGACCAAGCTCACAGCTCTCCCGGACTTGCAACTCAGCACCGGGTCGCTCGGCTTTGCCGACGACATGGAACGGGCAGAGGAGGCCGCTGCCGAACTGGCCAGACTCATGGCCCCCTTGCGCGGGTTCGGGACGGGCGCGCTGGGAGTGCGTGGCGTGATGTTGCCAGCGCCAGGTGCGGAAGCTGAACCCGTGGCGCCAGAACCCGAAAAGGAAGCGCCGCAGACCGACAACCCATACGACCCCGGCCCGTGGAAGCTGCCCATTCCAGAGCCTGGCACCGGCTGGGGTACGATCAAGCCGGAAGATTGGGAAACGCCACTGCCGCAAGTGCCAGCTGCACCCATCCCCACTGCCGCCGCGGTGCAGCCTGCGGTGCCAGCCGCGCCGTTCGTCCCGGGGCCATTGGCACCGATGATGATCGACAGTCTTGATGGCGAGCCGCCGCCGGAACGCTACCATGGCAGCGGGCCTGCGTCCTACGGGCTGGGCGGCGCCGAGGCCTCGCTGCAGATGCCCTCCGTTCCGAAGAGCCGGGGCGTGCTCGGTAGCCTATGGGATGCCATCGGCAACTGGGGCATGCCGGTTGAACCACCCATCCCAACGCTGCGGCCATCTTCCGCCGTGGCCCCGCTCTGGCAGGACCGCAACGCCAGGCCCGGTGCCGCCGCGGGCGCGCTGGGCGACTCGGGCGACGTTGGGCAGGTGGTCGATCAACAGGAAATCACCAACCGACTGCTCGGCCAGATTCTCGCCTCACGTTCAACCGTCAGCTTTGCATAGGGGGCCGCCTTCCGTGGGAACCGTACAGACATTCGGACGCGGCGACCCGACTACCCTGCACCTGTACAAGGGCTACCCGCAGATCGAGCGCGAGGGCTCTGCCAGCACGGTAACCTACAAGTATTGGTGCGGCCTGGCATATGCCGCCGGTCTGCTGCCGGCGGCCTATGCGGCGTGCCCGCTGGGCGGCTATACCCGCCTGCCCTTGTACATGACGACGGTCGCGCCCAATGGCCTGCCCGGGTTGTGCGACGTAACGTTGGCCTACAAGCACGGCTCCGCGTCATCGTCCTCTTCCAGGCCGCCGCCGGAAGATGGCTCTGTCGTCAAGTCCAGTACGATTTCCTGGCAGGAAGTGCCGTTGGATGACGCGCGGCTGGTGAGCAGCGGCATACTCTCGTCAGGCGACGTGACGAGCCTCCGCGCCAAGGGTCACCAGACCTATGGCGTGGGTTCTGTCGAGTACAGCTACACCGAGTACCTGGCCAGCTTTTCGTGGACTGAAGCGGCCCTCACATCGGGCATTGGCGGCACGGGCGCCCCCGAAGGGCTTTCAAGTGCCACGTCCGCCAACTGGGCCTTTGTCGGCGCCACGGTGCGAACCACGGGGACACTTACCGAGAAAACCCGCACATGGCGGTACAACCGCCTGGGATGGACGCCGTAACATGCCCTTGCGCAAGCCAACCGTCAGTGCCGCCGACCCTTCATGGGTGCGGGAACTCAAGGAATGGATGATCGAGGCGGCGGACATCGTGAACTCCGTGCCGACCCGCGGCGACAACCGTACAGCCAAGGTGGACCGCGGCGCGGTAACGGCGCTGCCGCAAGCCTACCAGGCCGTCATTACCGGCGCCGTTGACGGCAATGGGTATTTCCCCTGTAGCGTCTATATCGGCGGCCCGGCGTCATCCAGCCCGTTGACAAACCAGTTGATGAAGCTGCGCAACCTGTCCGTGGACGGCACGGTAGAAGCGACACTTGAGACGCCAAGCCGCTGGGTGGTGCGGCCCATCACCGAAACCGTTTCAGGCACTCCGACGCTGGTGTGGGATTGCGTGCCGGGTATTCCGTGCGTGCCGGTCGCCACCGAAGGCGACGACAACTACATGCTGGCCTCGCTTGAGGGCGTAGTCCAGTGGGTTGAGAAGATACCGGACCCGCCCGACGAAGTGAACGACTACATGTTGGTGTCCCTCGATGGCGTGCTTACATGGGTGAGCTACTTCCCGGCCATACCAGACACCAGCAACGACTACGTCCTGACGTGCTTTTCCGGCACGGTCGCCTGGACTGCTGTGGCAACCTGTACCACCACGACCACAACCACAACCACAACCACGGGGGCGTAAGCAGTGGGCAGCTTCTGGAAGCGCGACGGCAAGGTAATCGTGGACGGGGCCAAGCACCCGATCTTCTGCGATACCTGCCCGTGCGGCGTTCCGCCGGACTGCTACGAGGACGTGATTGCGGCGCTGCGCGAGCGGCAGCGGGTACTGGATTACGTCTATCACATCGACGTATGGCCCGAAGTGCCGGACCCGAAAAAGACGCTGGCGCAGTGCATTTACGCCACGAATGCGCTGGCGCCGTACTTCGTCTCGGGGACGTACTCGGGCGGGTCCGGCGAGCCGACGATGCGCAGCGGCAGCTACGCCAACGGAGCGGCGGACTTCTGCGAGTTGTACGTGCTCATCAAGGCCTTGACCGAGACACGCGTAGACCCTGGCGAAGGTTACATGTCAGCAGCGTCTGTGACGGCTTACAAGGGCTGGTCCAGGAGTACGTCGAGTTTCACCGCGGCCAAGGCTGGAGCAGAGGCGGATTGGGGCGAAGACCCGGGAACGGTCGCGGCCTTAGTCTATCGACGGCTCTCCTACAATTCGCCTTACCGTATAGCCGAAGAGGGGGTACGCCCAATAGCCTGGACTATCACCCCGACCTATGCAAGCATAGCACGGTCTGCAAGAGTGTTTGCAAAGTTCCGCGCCTTCACGGGCTACGTTTCGTCGATATGGGACGATCAGGGGTATTCCGTCTCGCAGGGTACATGGCTCACCAAGTCGCAGTGGGCGTGCTCTGCGGGGTCGTGGTCTAGCTGGACCTCGGATGCGTGGCCGGCGTCCATATCGGAGCCGAATACATGGCCGGACGACCCCACCGTCAACGGGCAGGGCCATATCCGTGGGGCTGCCTACCACGATTCGTTCTGCCTGATGGACTGGAGCTTTAAGCACCGATGACGAACTGGACCGAGGGTGTGGAGATGCGCGACGGGTCGCTGCGGTTCGACCCGGGCCATGAGCCGCCGGCGAGCGTGCCAGCCGGCTACGCACGGGACGTGGCGGACCCATGGCGCCTGCGGCTCGTGGTAGAACCTGCGCCGTGTGTCGTGCGGATTACCCGCCACTGCATCCACGGCAGCGCCAGGCTGTATTGCGAGCGCCGGGCCGTCTACGTCAACGCGGCGGCGTGCTGCCGGTGCCAGGGGCTCATTGCCGCGCCCGGCGAGGTGTCGCTATGACGACAGCGGTTGCCGTAACCAACGGGGTTGGCGCCACGACCGGGCGCCTGTCCGCCTACGATCCGGTCGCCAGCATCGCCCTTACCGGCCTGGCTGCGGCCTTTTACTCCGTTGCGGTTACCGGCACCCTCACGACCGCCGATGGCGCCACAGCACTGGCCGACGATGCCACTGGTTGCGTGGCCACGGTCAAGCTCTACCCGGCGGCAGACCATGGAGTGTCAACATGACCACCGTCGTAACCGTCTCTACCGGGGTAGGCACGCAATACGGCCGCCTGTCCGCCTACGACCGCGCGGCCGCCGTGTTCATTACCGGCCTGGCGTCCGAGTTCTACGGCGAGGCCGTGACCGGCGAACTCACGACCGCCGATGGCGCCACGGCACTGGCCCCAATTGCCACCGGCACCGTCTCTGCGGCTGGCGCCGTGACACTCACATTCGACCTCGACACCGCCGCCATGGCTACCCTCATGGCCGGCCGGACGGAAGACGCCGACACGGTGCTCACCGTGTACGCCACCGGCACTGAAAGCAACGCCTGCGTGGCCACGCTGAAGCTCCGCCAGGCCGCCGACCACGGCACCACCACCACGGCCACCGACGCCACGCCGGCCAGCTTGCTTGAGGCGCAGGCCCTCGTGGACGCGCACATTGCTGACGCCACGGCGGCGCACGCGGCGAGCGCCGTCAGTGTCGCGGCCACGCCTGAGAACTACATCGCCGCCACGGCGGATGTAGAGGCACACCTAGCGGGCATTGACGACGCGCTGGCCAGCAGTGGCGGCGGCGGCGGGGTCTCCTGGCCCACGGCCGACGGACCGGCGCTGGCCGATGCGAACCGGTTCGCCGTGGGGCAGCTGTCGGGCGCGGCGTGGACGTGGGTGGCCAAGACCGGGACGCAGGTCAAGGCATGGCTCAAGACCTGGGCGGATGGACTCTATGCCGCCATCACCCATGCGGCCGCGCACGCTGCCGGCGGCGCGGACCCGGTGACCCTCGCGGCCATTGAGCCGACCATCGACGCCGCCGTACCGTCTACAGCAGGAGCCGGCAATATGCTCGTCACAGAGGCCGACCTGGCTGGCCTCGGCGGTGGCGGTGGTCTGGAAGTCGTGCATGTCGTCGCGGCGACGCTCACACCGGAATCCGGCAAGCATTACGTCTGCGCCAATGACGTGCAGATACTCGCGCCGACAACGCCGACCGGCAGCATCCTATGGGAGTGTTCGATATACCTTGAGGCCGGAGTTATGCTCACCTACCCGACTGGCTGGCTCGTCAGCGGCGCCGCCGACGCGACGGCGGCGAACCGTGCACGAATCAGCTACGCCAGCGGGGCACAATGGAATATCGACTGGGAGGCCAAATACGAGACCGTCAGCGGCGATGTGATCTTTGTCTCGACCACGGGCGACGACGCCAACGACGGGCGAAGCTGGGCAACCGCGTATCGGACAGTCCACAAGGCATTCGCCGAAGCGACATCTGGGCAGCAAGTGTGGATTGCGGCGGGCACCTACGACGCGGCAACGACCAATGGCTACGCCCTGCCGTCCGGCGTCACGGTCTACGGCGGCTTCGCCGGCACGGAGGCCAGTACCGCCGAACGCGCCTACACGCCCGATGCCGACGGCATTGGCGCGAGCGTGTACGACCACGAAACCGTATTGAGCAACCGCACGGATATCACGGCCGACGCGGCCTGGGTATGCTTTGCCAATCTGGCCCCCGGAGTCGGTGATCCATGCACGCTGAACGGTCTCACCATCGGCCCATCGAGGCAAGGCGTGTATTGCACTACGTCAGGGGCGGCTGTGCTTGTCGATTGCCGCGTGACCGGGTGTGTCTATGCGGGGGCAACCGCAGACGGCGGCGGTCTCGTCAATGCGACGGCCAGCGCCTGCACTGTCCTGGGTTGCAGCGCCGGGCGAAACGGCGGCGGCAGCTACCAAGGCACGTTGACCAACTGCGTGCTCAGCGGCAATTCGGCGGCCAACGGCGGCGGCAGCTGCCAAAGCACGTTGACCAACTGCGTGCTCAGCGGCAATTCGGCGGGCAACGGCGGCGGCAGCTACCAAAGCACGTTGATCAACTGCCTCGTGTTGCACAATGCCCCATCGGGCGCGGGCACGTCGCTGCTCTCCACCGTCACCCAGCGCAATTGCATCCTCTGGCGCAACACGGGCACGGTATCGGGTACGGCTACAGACACCATCGACGATGCGTCGCTCACCCTGGCGGCATTTGTCGACCCATTGGATATCCCGGCAGGGCTCGCGGCAGACGAAGCGGCGTTGCTGGCCACCATCGAGGCAGGCGGCTACGACGTGGCGGCCGGCAGCCCGGTTATCGACGCCGGGGCGGACTCGTACAATACGACGGTATACGACCTGCTGGGGCGAACCCGCAAGGTGAGCACCATCGACATTGGGCCATACGAATATCAGGGGTAATCGCGATGTGGACAGCACCGGACGGCAGTAGGCACGACAGCATCCCCCAGCGCTGGCGCAGCGCAGGCCGCACGATCGAGTTGGCAGGCGCGGCGGCCCTGGCTCGGCGGCGGGGGTGGGTCGAGGATGCCGTACCCGCGCCAGCCGTCCCGACTCTCGCCGCTCTGCGCACAGCGGCCCTGGCGCGCATCCGTGCGGCCGTGGCGGCGCACATCCTGGCGACCTACCCGGATTGGTACCAGCGCGACTGTGCGCTGGGGATCTACCCGGAGGCGGCACAAACCGCCTGCCGGGAGGGTATAGCGGCCTGCATCGAGGCCAGTAATGCCGCCGAGGACCTGGTCGCCGCTGCCACGGAAGCCGCCGGGGTCGCGGCCGCGGAAAAGGCACTGGTGCTGCCGGAGATCGCACGATGAAGCACGCATTCGACAGAGCGGACTACGAGGCGCGCAAGGCGGAAAAGGCCGCGGAGAAGGCGGAGATCAGAGCGCTCCGCGAGGACGTGGGGAAGCTGAAGAAGGGGAAATAGCACGCCGCATCCATAGCCTTGCACGGCTAGCGGCGTTAGTGTATCGTGCAGTGTTCGCGATTCGCAAACAACAGGGAGACAAGCAGAAATGAAGACGCTCGGGACCATCCTCGCATGTGTGGCAGTGTTCGCGGCGCTCGCCGGGTGCAAGAGCACCCAGCCGGCCGCCATCCCGTCCAACCAGATGACGCCCGTCGTGTGGAATGCCGACACGGCGGCGGTGCTCACGACCGGCCTGCAGACCGGCGGCAAGGTACTCGCCTCGTGCCTGGAGCAGAATGCCGAGAGTGGCAGTGTGATCTACGTCAGCTATGACGGGTGGGTATACAACCCCGACGGAACTCTGTTCCTGGACCAGGCGGGCAGGCCGATCAAGCTGAAATACGAAGTCGTCGCCAAGCTGAACAGCCTCAAAGAGCTGGCTGAAATGCAAGGCGTTGACTCGGTAGACTACATCGTCGGCGGATTCGGCTATCTGAAAGACCTCGAAGGCGACCAGAAGGGGAAAGACCTACGCCCCGAGGCGCTCCGGCTACACCTCAAGGGCGCCGCGGTGGTCAAGGCTGTTGACAGTACGGCGGCCAACCGGGAAGCGGCAGGAAAGGAGCGCGAGGCAATCTATGCCGGGTTGAGCAAGTACGCCGAAGCCCGCGGCGTGGCGTTTGCGACGCAGGTCAAGGCGGTAGCCGATGGCGTCGTACAGGTGACTACGGCAACCGGCGTCATCGTCGGACAGGTAATGTCCGCCAAGGCGGTGACGATAGCCGGCGTGGCAGAAAAGGCGGTCGAGGCCGTCATCAGGCGCACGACCGGCAGCACCGAAACGGTGGTTGCCGCCGGGGCCGAAGCCGAAGCGCTCTGCGACGGCTGCGCAGAGGCGGGCCAGTAGATGTCCGGCGCCCGGCGCGGGCCCTCCTACCGCTCTCCTCCTCCTGCCCGCCGGGCGCCACCTCCCCACCTACATCGGGAGACGCCGCCATGACATTCGTTGGTCTTCCTAGCACAAATACATGGTGGACTATCCCAACGACATCTACCGACGACTGGCCGGCGCCGGTTACCATCACTCACTCCGTGACCATCCCAGCGCGCGATGGCGCCTCACTGCTGCGCGTCACCCGCCCCAAACCGCGCAACTGGCAGCGGCGCCGCACCGGCGAGCGCGTGCCGCACTGGATGAGGTGACCCATGCCTGAATGGACCATCCGCCCGTTGGAACCCCTGCCGGACGACAGGGACTCGTCCGAGTGGGCTGACCATCACCCCAAACGCGATGGCGCCGCGGCCTACTGGACGACCCGGCGCGACCTGCGGGTGGAGTTACCCGGCGTGCGCCTGCAGACATTCCACTGCCCACGGTGGTCCACCTGCGCGGGCGACGACATTGACCCGCCCTGTATCCTCGTGAGTGCCGGGTATCCGTTCGAGCCCAGCGGCCCGACCTTCGATGACCCCCGCGCCGTAGCCGCGGCACTGGTGCATGACGTGATTTGCACCCCCGTCGTCATCACCCGGCATGGCTCGACGCTGCGGACATTCCCCGTGCGGTCCTACTGGGAGCGGCACGCGCTGTACCGACGCATCCTGCGCGCGCAGGGCGCCAGTGCCTTCCGCGCGTGGTACTCCTGGACCGGGCTCGTGCTGGCCAACTGGGCCGTCGTGCTGTGGATGGAGTGAGGCTATGCCGCGCGATCACATCAAGTTGCACGAACAGGCAGACGGCCGCAGCCGCCGCGCTGGCCAGTACCACCAGTTACTGAAACGGCGCGTTAACCGCACCGAACGGCACCGCGCCAAGCGCGACCCTGAATGCAGGCCGTGCTACGGGCGCTATCAGGGATATGAGCGATGAGCGACGCCGACCGGGATAGGATGCTGACCGAGATCCACGCCACGCTGGCTGTGGTGGCGTCCCGCGTGAGCGACCATCACGAGACGCTGTACGGCAATGGCCATGCCGGCCTCAAAGCTGACGTGCAGCGCATGGATCTGGAGCAACAACACTGCCCGGCTCGTACCGCCTACGCCGTCGATTCCAAGCAGCTCCGCGCGGCATGGGCCGGGGTGCTCGTGGGCGCTGGTGGCGTTGCAATTGCCGTGATGACGTTGGTTGCACAGGCCATCCTGTAGGGAGAGCTGAATGCCACGACCGACGCGCGTGCTGTTCGTCAGCGACAACCACAGTGGGCACCGTGCCGGGCTTACGCCGCCACCGTGGCAGTACCACGCCAGCCCTCCTGGCAGAGCGCTGGCCAACGCTGGGCAAGAACTTTCCCGAGCGCAGCCGCGAGCAAATCGCCATGGCGGCCCTGCGCCTGGACCTGCAGCGGCACAGGATGACCACATGACGACGCTCTACATCGCCGGTCCCATGCGTGGTCTGCCGGATGGCAACTTCCCCGCCTTCGCCGAAGCCGCGGCCAAACTCCGTGCGGCCGGGTATGGCGTGGTCAGCCCGCACGAGCTTCACTCCGGCGCGCTGAACCTGCCATGGTCCGAGTACATGCGGCGGGACATCGCGATCTTGTGTTCCGGCGCAGTTGGCGGAGTGGCGCTGTTGCCGGGGTGGGAAGACAGCCAGGGGGCCAAGCTGGAAGTGGCCGTGGCGCACGCAACCGGCATGTCGGTACAACGCCTGGACACATGGCTGGAGGTCGCACGATGAAAGGCCCGCTTCCCACCGACAGCCGCGAGCGCAAGACGTACCCGCTCTACCGCGGCCTGTTCTGCTACTTCCCGCGCGCGCTGGCAGCGGTTGCCCACCATTCATGGATCGGCAACGAGCAGCATAACCCCGGAACGCCAATCCATTGGGACCGCAGCAAGTCCACCGACGAAGAGGACGCGCTGTTGCGGCACGTCATTGAAGGCGATTGGGAAGCCGTCGCCTGGCGGGCGCTGGCGAAGCTGGAAAAGGTGCTGGAAGAAAGGGCCGCTCATGCGTCGGCAGAAGCGCAGAGGCCGCCTGGAACGCCTGCGGGCTGAGTTGCGCGAGACGGCCGAGTTCGAGCGCATGGCGTACTCACGCGCCCGCGCGGCGACCGCCGTGGTTGAGCAGCTCAAGCTCGCCATCCTCGACGCCGAGACGGAACCGGATGCGCGCGACCCAATCTGCGACATGTGAGCGCCCCCGCCCTCACTTCCCCAGCATGGCGCCGACCGCACGCGCCATGGCCTCACCGACCGCGCTCGTGGTCAGCCGGGCATAGATGGCGGTCGATTTCGCGTCCCGGTGGCCCAACGCCGCGCCGATGGTCCCCATGGGTGCCCCGGTAATCGCCATGTAGCTGCCCAGCGTCCGCCGCAGATCGTGCAGGTGCAGGTCCGCGATGCCTGCAGCAGCCAGTATCCGCAGCCAGACCCGGCGCGGGAACGAGTAGCACCGGCCGCTGGTATGCCCCGGGAAGACCGGTGGTTGGCCCAAGGGCAGGCCGCGGGAAAAATCGTTCGCGACACGTTGACAAGGCACCCAATGCGGGGGTAATAGTAGAGCGTGGCAGCAATGTCACCGGGCCGGAAGCCCGACGAAAGGCCGGAAGATGCCCAAGCCCAAACAGACCCAGCAAGAGACCGTCTCGGCGTGCCCCCCCTCCGGCCGGGCAACTTCCGACGCCGGGGCGGTCCCTTGCGGGGTCTGTTTGATGGCAGTGATGCGGGCAGGTCGGGGATCTGCCGAGGCCCATAACCTCGGCCAGCGTGGTTCGACTCCACGGCCCGCTACCAATCCCGCACCGCACGGTAAACGGTGCTGCAGCGGTCAATGCCGTGCTCACGCCGCTGCGTCCAGCCTCGGGACTGATACCGCAACGGGAGCGCAGCGAGGCACCCGTGACAGCCGGGAGAGACCGGCGCAGCCCATGCAGCGGGGCGCGTCCGGGACCCACGGTGCACCGCACCGCCAGGCCGGTTCGACTCCGGCCCCCGCTTCCATTTCGGCCCCGGCCGGGGCCCTCCTTAACCCTCCTCTCTCTTCTCTACGCACCCCGGCCGGGGCCGTCTCCCAAACAGCCCGCGAGGGCAGGAGATAGGCAATGGAACGCAAAGACTCGGAAGTGAAGCACAAGCCGCGGCCCGGCCTCAAGCGCTTACGCGCGTCCACTGGCAAGGCACCGCAGTACAAATGCGACAACTGCGGGTGTAGGCGATACTCGCCCTGCACATGCAAGAGGAGATTAGGCAATAGTACAAATGCGACAACTGCGGGTGTAGGCGATACTCGCCCTGCACATGCAAGAGGAGATTAGGCAATGGACCCCATCGTCACTATCGCTGAGTTGGCCAGCCGCACGGGCGCGGTGGTCACGGTGACCGCCTCGCCGTGGGCAGGCGACCGGACGCTGGTGCAGTGGATCGTCAGCGTTGCCGTGGCCGGGACTGTATGCCTGGGCTCGTCGACCAGCATCGAGGACTCCGTGGCCGAGTGCCGCGCGGCTGTGGACAGGGCGCTGGGCGTGACGGCGTACCCGCAGAGCAAGGAGGGATAAGGCGATGGCAGGCAGCATCAGGGCAATCCGGCGGGCAATGGTCCGCCTCGCAGCAACCCGGGGGATCTACGGCAGCCGCAACAAGGCGGCGCGGTTCGCGGCGACGTGGGCGAATGCGATGGCGCGGCGGACGAAGGCGAGCCCGAAACGGCGCACCTGGCTGATCGAGCGGGCGCTGGCGAGGCATGGGCTGCGCACGAAGCAACGGGTAGTGGTGGAGGGCTGAAGACCATGGACCGGGACGGATTCGACTGGTCGGCGGCGGTGGCAGGCGCAGCGGCCGGGCTCTGCCTGGCGCTGCTGGTCTGCGGGGTGATCCAGGAGCGCGCCCGCCGGGTGTGGCATGCGGAGATGGCGCGCGAGACCGCGGCGTGGGAAGCATCCTGCGACCGGGCCTACGAGCGCGGGGTGTGCGACGGCGCGCGGCTGGCGGACGCCGGCGGGCGCTGAGACGAAGCGGCCCCCGCGGCAACGGGGGCCAGAACAAGAGGAACGCAAGCACAGGAAAGGTAGCACGATGACAGAGGAAACGCAAGGACGGACGATGGAGCTGCTGACGGCTTCGCGGATGTCGAGCCTGCTGGCCTGTCCGCGGCGCCACTACTGGCGCTATGAGGTGGGTCTGCGGCGGGTGGAGTCGGCAGACGCACTGCGGTTCGGCTCGGCCTGGCACCGGGCGATGGAGGCGCTGGGGCAGGGCCTGGAGATCGAGCAGGCGTACACGGCGGCGCTGGGGACAGCACAGGAGATCGACGAGCTGGCCGCGGCGACGCTCTGGGGGCTGCTGGCCGGGTACTGGCAGCGGTACGGACTGGACCGGTCGGTGGAGGTGCTGCACCGGGAGGTGGAGTTCGAGACCGCCATCGACGGCAGCCGGACATTCCGGGCTGCCGGGAAGATCGACGGGCTGGGGCGGGTGTCGGACGGACGGCTGTGCCTGGTCGAGTACAAGACGACGAGCGCCAGCCTGGAGCCCGACAGCGACTACTGGCTGAGGCTGCGGGCGGACACGCAGATCCTGCAGTACGTGAGTGCGGCGCGGGCGCTGGGGTGGGACATCGCGACGGTGGTTTACGACGTGACGCGCAAGCCGACGATTCGACCGCGGCAGATCCCACGCCTGGACGGGGACGGCCTGAAGATCGTCCTGGACAACGCCACGGGCGGGCGGGCGATGCTGGCCAATGGGAAGCCACGCCAAGCCGCCGGTGACGGGCAGACTCTGCAGACTGACGAAGAATCGCCCCGTGAGTTCGGGGAGCGGCTGCTGGCGGACACGGTGGCGCGGCCGGAGTTCTACTTCGCGCGCCGCGAGGTGCCGGTGCTGGCCGACGACCTGGAGGAGTTCGCCGATCTGCGGGTGCAGGTGGGGCGGATGATCCTGGACCGCCGGGCGCAGCAGCGGAAGCTAGATGCGGGGACGCCGTGGCGGGCGTGGCCGCGGCATGTCAACGGCATGCAATGCCCTGGCTGCGAGTATGCCGGGTTCTGCCTGCAGAACGCGACCCCTGACCTGGCGCACCCGCCGGCCGGCTATGTGGTCGGCGAGGCGCACTCGGAGTTGAGCAACGGAGGCGCGGCGTGAGACAGGAAATCCATGGGTTCATGACACGGCGCCAGTGGACCATGGCAGCCCGGCAAGGCACGGAGAACACGAGGTTGATCCGCTACCTGGATTCCAAAGGCCAAGAGGGGCGAGGCGACGTTGCATACCGCGTGGTGATCGTGATTCACGCCACTGAAGTGCGTCCACAGGCCGCCCAGTAAGCGGCCAACCACCTGGAGGATCGACAACCATGACAACCGCAACCGCAACCAGACCGTTTCCGGCGCAGCCCACACGGCCGCCGCCGGGCAACGGCAAGCCAGCAGCCGCGACGCTGCCGCTGACGGTGGGGGCGCCCGTGCGCTTCGGGGCCCCCTCCCGCACGCAGGGCCATCGGGTGGTGCTCTACGGCCCCGGCGGGATCGGCAAGACGACGCTGGCGGCGCAGGCCCCCGGCCCGGTCGCTTTCATCGACCTGGACGACTCGCTCGGGCGGCTCGGCATAGAGGCGCAGGCGGTCCAGGGCGTGGAGACCTGGCAGGGCCTGCGCGACGCCCTGCACGCACCGGGCTGGGACGGGGTAAGGACCATCGTGATCGACTCGGCGACGAAGGCCGAGGAGTTGGCGATCGCGCACACGCTGGCGACGGTTCCGCACGAGAAAGGGCACTACGTGAAGTCCGTCGAGGACTACGGGTACGGCAAGGGATACGGCTTCGTGTTCGACGCCTTCCTGCCGCTGCTGGCGGACCTGGACGCGCACTGCCGGCAGGGCCGCAACGTGGTGCTGATCTGCCACGACTGCGCGACGACCTGCCCGAACCCGATGGGCGAGGACTGGCTGCGCTGGGAGCCGCGGCTGCAGAGCCCCAACAGCGGCAAGGCCTCGATCCGGCTGCGGGTGCGGGAGTGGGCCGACCACCTGCTGTGGTACGGCTACGACGTGGCCGTGAAGGACGGGAAGGGCATGGGCAGCGGTACACGCACGATCTACCCGACGGAACTGCCGCACTGCATGGCCAAGAGCCGGACGCTGCAGGAGCCGGTTCCTGGCCCGGGACCGGAGTTCTGGGAGGGCCTGCTCAATGGTCGTGCCGTGGCGAGCGCTGCGTAGGACAAGGCCGCCGGTGGTGCCGGCCGGGCTGTCGCCTTTTGGCTGGGTGCGCTACGGCCGGTACTGCCTGGGAGAGTTCACGAACCCTGGACGGAAAGGAACCAAGACGATGCTGCCGCAACCTGGAACGTACAAGGCGAAGACTGCGCAGGGCGTGGTCTACGAGACCGAAGGCGGAGCGCTGATGGTGGCGTTCGACTTCGGGATTGACGAACAGACCTCGATCGTGGGGCGCGTCTGCCTGGTGAAGAAGGACGGTGAGGTCCTGCAGAACAACGTGCGGAGCCTGAAGGAGGCCTTCGGCTGGGACGGGGCGGACCCGTTCTGGCTGGCGGACACCGACCTCTCGCCGCGCGAGGTCGAGATCGTGGTGGAGATGGAGGCCGGGCAGGACGGCCAGGCACGGCCGACGGTGCGCTGGATCAACGCCCCCGGACGCGGCGGCGGCATAGCCGGGATCAAGCCGGCAGACCGGACCGCGGTGCTGGCGAAGTACGGCATGAAGTTCCGCGCGCTGGCCGGCGGCGTGCCGGTGAAGCACCAGGGAGCGCAGGGTGCCGTACCGCACGCGCAGCCGGCGGCCGCCGGCGCACCGAAGGCCCCGCCGCCGGCGGCGCGTCCGGCCCCGGCGCCGAAGCACGCCGTCGTGGGACGACGATCCAGGAGGCCTGGGAGGCGTTCTGCCAGGCCGCCGGGACGAGCTTCGACG